AAAATCATTCACATTTAATGTAGTTTCAACTGTCTCTTTCGGCTTACCAAATATATGTTCTGCAACAAAGATTTGTCCTCGTTGTGAATCCAATAAATCTACTATAAAGTTTACCTTATTAGCGTCGTCAGTATCTTGCTTGTAAAGGACTTTAAGTGCTTGGACAAACAATGTACTCACTTTAGCTTCTTCTGCTACTGACTTCCTTCCTGAGCCACTCCTTGCTCCTCCTCGTTGTTTCTTCTCTTCCATATTTGAAAAAAGTATGACTAATCAATTCTCACTATAAACCATTTCGTAAAATATCTTACTACTCACTTGATTCAATTCAATCTGTTTTACATCGCTATAATAAACCATGTAAGCCACATCAGAAACTTTCAATGTAGCTTTTATTTTGAAAATGAGTATTGGCGGTTAAATAAGATTTACGATTATAACCCTTCAAGTGGTGAGCCTACTAAGTGTGAGTTCGTAAAGTTAAAAACTTCTATACCATTTGCAGAAGATACGGGTGTACCAATAAAAGGTGGTGTAACTCCATTAAACAATAACGATACAGCACCAGCAGCGACAAATAGAACATTATCAAACAATAGTTATGGCATAAAGTCTTTTGGTCAGTATAATAATTTACCGAGTATTGGCGATGGCATACTTGTAACAGGTAATTATAATAGTGTTGGTGAGGGTGCAAGTAATGTAACTATCTTAGGCAGTAGTGGTGTAACAATTTTAGGAGGTTTAAGCAATGTAACGTTAATCAATAGTAATGATGTTGAGGTAACAGAAAGTAATACAAGCTATGTTAACGGGGTTGCGGTTAGTACATCAACTCCTAAAGTTTATGAGGCTTTATTAACTCAAACGGGAACATCTGACCCTGATGTTATTGTATTAACAAATACATTAAGTGCTTCAATACCTTGGGTGTATGCAGCTAATGGTAGCTATTCGGGAACATTAGCTGGAGAATTTACATTAGACAAAACAACTTGTATTATTAGTTCACCACCTATAGCAGGTGATACTTCATTAATTTATAGAAACACAACTAATAATATAAGAATAATTACAACAAGCGGAGGGTTAGCAGCTAATGACGTTTTAAACAAAACGACAGTATTAATTAAAGTTTACCCATAACAATAATATTAAATGGCAACAAAAGATACAATAGAAATAGATGTTAACGTAGGCGAAGGAGTAAAATCCATGAAAACGTTAAAAAAGGAATTTGCAGAAATGCAAACCGAATTAGATGGATTAGTACCTGGCACTCAAAAATATATTGAAACCTTACAAAGGTTAGGAGCAGTTAAAGATGAGATAGGGGATTTAAAAGCAGAGATACAAGCCTTTGCAGGAACAGATGCTAAGGTAGCTGCATTTGGTAATGTTATTGGTGGTGTTGCATCGGGTTTCCAAGCTGCACAAGGTGCTGCTGCTTTACTTGGTTCTGAATCAGAAGAAGTGCAAAAGGCTTTATTAAAAGTACAAGCTGCAAGTGCTTTAGCTGATGGTATTAAAGGTATTACCGCTATGGGTGATAGCTTAAAGGTAGCAGGGAATGTAGCTAAACAATTAATAACTCAAATTATAGGTGTTGATACTTACACTAAGATAGTAACTGTTAGTACTCGTATTTGGAACGCTGTAATGGCCGCCAATCCTATTATGTTAATAGTAGCAGGTATTGGATTATTAGTAGGTGCTTTTGTTTTGTTAGATAAGGCTTTTGCTGATAATAGAACAGAGGCGGAGAAATTAGAAGATGCTTACCAAGCACAAAAAAAAGCAAGTGAAGAACTAATTGCATCTATTGATAACGAGATATTAGCTTTAAGTGGATTAAAAAGTAACGAAGAAGAAATATTAAGATTAAGAAAGTTAAGATTAGATCAATCAATTTCTTTGGCTAAACAAGGTCGTGAGGCAGCAGAAGCACAAGTATCGCAAGATGAAAAGGAGTTAGGTTTTTTATATGAGTTAGCTGCATCTTATAATGAATTAATGGGTGTAGAGGGTGCAAGACACGCATTTACAAAAGTAAATAGTGCAGAAAGTAGGAAGCTATTACAAGAAAGAACAGCAGAAGAAAAGAAGGCAATAGCAGAAAAGCAACAATTTGAAACGAACAGAAACAAAAAGCAATTGATGAAGCAAAAGCAGCAGCAGATAAAGCAAAACAAGAAGCAAAGGCAGCAGCAGATAAAGCTAAGCAAAAAAGAGAGCAAGAGTTAGCGGATTTAAAAGCACACAACAAAGAATTATTAGACACTTACAATGCTTATCTAAAAGATAAAGCAGATGCTGAATCAAAGGATAAAGCAGAGAAAGACAAAGCAGAAAACGATGCTATTGAAGCTGAAATACAAGCGGACTTTAAAAAGTTTGAGGATGATAAAAAGAAAAGACTTGAGGCACAAAAAAAATATGAAGATGAGGTAAAAGCAAGTAATGACGCTATAAAGGAAGCAGAAGGTAAAAGTATTGATGCTATGCAAGGGGTAAGTGCTGCTTTCTTTGCTTTTAAATTAAGAGGGGCAAAAGGTAATGCAGCAGAAGAACTAAAAATTAGAAAACAACAATTTGCAGTTGATAAGGCTTTCAACATAGCAAGAGCAATACAAGATGGTATTCGTTCAGTACAAGCAGCTTTAACTATTCCACCTCCAGGCGGTCAAATATTAGCAGTAGTTAACGCAACTATTGCAGCAGCAAACGTAGCTAAGTTAGCAGCATCACAATTTGAAGGAGGTAGTACGGGTGATATTGGTAGTGTTAACGTTTCTACACCTGGCACATTCACACAAGCCCCTAATGTTGGTGGTGGCGGTGGTAATAACCAAACAGCTTTAAATGCAGATGGTAGTGTAAACAAACAAAGTCAACCATCAGTAATTAAGGCATACGTTGTAGAAAGTGAAAGCGCAGAAGTATCAAAACGAGTTAATAAATTAAGTGAACAATCTAAAATATAAAAATTATGAATTTACCAGTTTACAAATTAGTAATAGATGATAGCGATGAGTTGGGAGTGGACTTTGTTGCTTTAGTAGATAAACCTGCAATTGAGAAGAATTGGATGGCTTTTAATGAGGCTAAACAATACAACTTTATTGCAGATAAAGACAGAAGGTTAATTAGCGGTGCTTTAATGGCAGCCGATTTACCGATTTATCGTAGAGATGAAAGCGGTGAGTACTATGTAATATTTGACAAAGAGCAAATTGAAAAGATTGCACAACGTTATTTTAAGAGTGGATTTATTCACAATGTAAACATGATGCACGATGCCGAGCGTAAAGTAACGGGTGTTTACATGGTTGAATCTATGATCATAGATAAAACGAGAGGAATAAGAACTCCCGAAGGTTATCCAACACTAACAGAGGGCAGTTGGTTTGGAACTTTTAAAGTGGATAACGATGAGGTTTGGAATGACTTTATAAAGACTGGAGTTTTTAAAGGATTTAGTGTAGAAGGTGCTTTTGCTCACAGAAAGTTAACAGATATGCCACAAGAACAAATCGAAGGAGTGGCACAAAGAATCCAATCTTTAAAAGAAAAACTAAAAAAGTTTGCAACAACTAAATAAATTAATACTTAATAGTATGGACAATAAACAATCTTTCAAAGAAATAATGAGCGAACTTGCTGCTATTGGCAAAGAGTTTTTCGCATCAGAAGTAAAAGAGCAATCTTTTATTGACTACAAAGCCGAAGATGGCTCAATAATTAGAACAGATGCGCCTGAAATTGCAATAGGTGTTAAACTTCAAGTTATTACTCCCGAAGGTGTTATGGATATACCTGCTGATGTAACTGAAATGGTAGTTATGGTTAACGATGTACCTACTAAAGTTTACTTAGAAAATGGTGTAGTAATGGGATTAGAGCCTAAAGAAATGGAAGAAGCTCCAGTTGCAGAAGGTATGCCAGTTATGGAAGAAATGCAATCGGAAGATTTTAGCGCAAAGATTGCATCTTTAGAAGAAAGAATTGCAGCACTTGAGGCAGCAAATCAATTGTCAAGTCAAGAAGTACAAAAAGCTAATGTAACAATTGCAGAGGCAGCTTCAAAGATTGCTCAACAAAATGATTTAAACACTAAACTATTTTCTTTAATTGAGAAGTTAGCAGATGCACCAAGTGTAAAGCCTACTTCAACATCTAAAGAGAAATTTAGCAAACCTACTCCAACGCTATCTGTATTGGATGAATTTAGAAAAAATAACTTTAAATATTAATTAAAAACAAAAAAACAAAATGGGATTTTCATTATCATTAACCGCATACGTTGAAGAAAACAAAGCGGACATTATCACAAAAGCCATCTTAGGTGGTGTAACATTAGGTCAAGGTGTAGATATCAGAACAGGTATCAAATCAACTATGGCTATTCCTAACTTAGATGTAACTGTACCTTTTCAATCAGGTAGTTCATGTGCATTTAACACATCAGGAACAACTACTATTAACCAAATTTCTTTAGCAACTTCGCCTATTGCAATTGCACAAGAATTTTGTTTAAAAGATTTAGAAGCGTACTACACACAAAAGTATTTACCTGCAGGAGCAAATGAGCAATCAATGTCTATTGAAGGTCAAATCATGGACAGAATGTCTGCACGTGTTGCTTCACAAGTTGAATCAATGATTTGGCAAGGTAAAACAACTTACACAAATAGTACAACATTACAGCGCATAAACGGGTGGTTATCAACTATTGATACTGCTGGTACTGCTGTTGCTGCAACTGCTTCAACAATCAATGCTGCTAACGTATTAACTATCTTTGATGATGTTTATGCAAAAGTACCTGCTGCAGCTTTATCAAACGAACCAATTGTAGCTTTCTGTGGTATGGATACTTTCCGTATTTTAGCAGCTAAGATTACTTCTACTTATGGTATCTATGGTTCTAATTATAATACTGATGGTGTTTGGGCTAAGTTTACTTTAATGTACCCAGGTACTAATATGAAAGTAATTGCAGTACCAGGTTTAAACAACGATAACGCTGTTGATACAGGTGTTTTACCAACTGCTGTTAAAAATCGTATTATTGCTACTTATGCAACGAACTTATTATTCGGTACTGATTTACAAAGTGATTTAGGTAATTTAGAAGCATGGTACGATCAAAACACACGTAAGATGAAAATCTATGGTGAGTTTAGAGCAGGTGTAGCAGTTAAATACATCGATCACGTAGTACAATACACAAATTCTTAATAATAACTTAGGGGTGTAAAAAGCCCCTTTTTAAATACATTTAAAATATGCCATGTATAATTGTTGAAGGGGTAACCCTCGATTGCCGACAAGGGGCAGGTGGGGTAGATAAAATCTACTTAACCGAATGGGCTAACGTTGCATCTGTTACAAGTGCATCGGGTTCAATTTCAGCTATTGGAATGAATAGCGGTAAAAAGTTTTGGGAAGTTCAATTAGAAATGGAAGATGCTTTATTTAATGAAGATGCTACTATTTCTGTTGAAAATGGAACTACTTTTTACGCTCAAACATTAACTTTCTCTGTTTACAAAATGACAGCTAAGAATAGAAATATTGTTAGGTTGTTAACTCAAAACAGATTAGCTGTTATTGTTAAAGATATGGATGGTGTTTTCAGATTAGCAGGTGAAACAAGAGCAATGCACTTAACTGCATCAGCATCTACAACTGGTAAAGCATCAGGAGATAAGAATGGTTACAATATTACCTTAACTGGTAAAGAACCTCTACCTTCTAACACAGTTGCATCTGGAATCATTGCAGCATTATTAGTTTAAGTTTTTCATGTTTATAAGTTAAGAGGCAGCCCTGTAAGGTTGCCTTTTTTTTTGCAACTTAGTTAATTTTTGGTACTTACTATTATGCAAGTTATCACAAAGCAGTCAAACAATACTTTAGTATTTACTTTAAGTGAAAAGGTAACTTTAACTGCACCTTATTATTTCTTGTTTAGTTTTAAAGGCCAAACAGAAATGAATCCAAAGAATTTTATAGTTGCAGATAATTCTATTTATCCTAACAGATACAATAAGTTTTTAGTAACTGAAACAAGTGGAACAGAAAACCTAACAAGCGGAGTGGTTAATTTATCCGATGCAGGTTTTTATGAATATGCAATTTATGAACAAACAAGTTCAACTAATTTAGATATTAGAAATACAACTTCTTTATTAGAAATAGGAATGATAAAAGTAAATGGTAGTGCTGTGATTACACAAGCCTACGACAATCAAACAAAAACTTACATAACGTATGGAGAAGGATAATTTATATAATTTTATTTCACTTAAATTATCGGCTCACAAAACACCGATTTTTAAAGAAGAAAAGCAAAAGGACTGGATAATTTATGGTGCTGAGAAAGGTGATTATTATAACAATTACCCTGCTTATCTTACTTATTTGTATAATCGTTCATCTAAGCAAAATGCTTTTATCAATGGCAAGGTGCATTACATTTGCGGCAATGGTGTT